GGAAGCAGCAAAGGCACTGGAGAGAGTTCTAAGAAGACATACCGACGCTCCGACATCATTGAACTCATGCGACGAGACCCTGATCGGTATCAAGCACTTTCTGATGAAATCATGAGAGCTTATTCCGAAGGTCGAGTTAAATAAAACATTTTTAAAAGGAAATTATTATGGCAACAGCAGCATATCCCGGCGGCGCAAGTAGTGTAGTAACCAAAGCAAACGCTGGTGTATTTATCCCAGAATTGTGGTCTGACGAAATCATCGCAGCCTACAAGCAAAACCTCGTTATGGCAAACCTCGTCTCTAAGATGTCCTTCAAGGGCAAAAAGGGCGATACCTTGCACATCCCTAAGCCTACTCGTGGCAACGCCGCTGTGAAAGCAGCTGCAACCGCAGTTACGATCCAAGCAGACGCTGAGACCGAAATCCAAGTGTTGGTTAACAAGCACTATGAGTACAGCCGCTTTATTGAAGACATTACAGAGACCCAAGCTCTGTCTTCATTGCGTCAGTTCTATACTGCTGATGCTGGCTACGCTTTGGCTCGTCAAGTAGATACCGATCTGATTCAATTGGGCCGTGGTGCTCAAGGTGGTAACGGTACTATTGCTTATGACAAGGCTGTTATCGCTTCTGACGGTACTACCCTGTACACGGGCGGTAACGAAGCTGCAATCACTGACGCTGGTATCCGTAAGGTTATCCAGACGTTGGATGATGCAGACGTGCCTATGGACAATCGTTGTTTGGTCCTGCCCCCTGTAGCTCGTAACGTGATGATGGGTTTGGCTCGTTTCACTGAGCAAGCTTTTGTGGGTGACGTTGGTTCTAACAACACTATCCGTAACGGTCAAATTGGTAACGTCTATGGCGTGAAGGTTTACGTTTCTACCAACTGCGAGACCGCTACTGGCGATGCTCGTATTGGTATGATGTTCCACAAGGACGCTTTTGTGTTGGCAGAGCAGATGGGCGTTCGCGCACAGACTCAGTACAAGCAAGACTACTTGGCAACATTGTTCACCTCTGACATGCTGTATGGCGTAAAAGAGCTGCGTGATGAAGCCGCTGTTGCAATCGCAATGGCTGCTTGATAGCTAAGTAGAACAGCGGGGTTGTTATGAGCAGCCCCGTTCCTTTAGTCTCTTCCTAAGAGGGGACTAAATGAACTAGGAGATTCTATGGCTAAATTTAGATGTAAACAGAGTGGTAATTTTGTAGAATTTCATAATGAATATGACATTGAACAGGTTCGTTTGCAAGAAGACTACGAAGAAGTAATAGAAGAAGAAGTACAAAAGAGTCCTCCTGTAAAGACCATAAAAACTAAACCTAAGGGAACTAAATAATGGCTATTTACCGTGGCGTTGGGGGGAGTGGAGATGCAACAAACGATGCTTCCATCTCGGCTGTTACAGCCCTCACGATACGTGCTGAGACCGCCGCTACAGAAGCAGAACAAGCGGTTGTAGACGCTTCTAACGCTTCCAGACTTACTGTTAACTCTACCACCACTGGAGCCGTAGGAACAAACGCCTCAGTAACTATTAGTGGTCTTGCTGGAGCACAGGCACTAGCTTTTGTTATTCCTGAAGGGCCTCAAGGGGTACAAGGTATAACAGGAAACACTGGTGCTCAAGGGCCACAAGGCGATCAAGGCATCCAAGGTATTCAGGGTGACCAAGGCATACAAGGTATTCAAGGCATCCAAGGTATCCAAGGTGACACTGGTGATACAGGTGCTCAAGGCATCCAAGGTGACCAAGGCCCTCAAGGTGACCAAGGTATCCAAGGTATCCAAGGTATACAGGGTATCCAAGGTGAAACAGGAGACACTGGTGCTCAGGGTATCCAAGGTATCCAAGGTATACAGGGTATTCAGGGCGAGACAGGTGCAACAGGGGCTGGTGTTGTTGTTGGCGGCACGACTGGTCAGGTTTTAACCAAAGCAAGCGCTACTGATTACGATACCGAGTGGACTACTGTTGATGCCTTACCTACTCAAACAGGCAACACTGGTAAATACTTAACAACAGACGGGACAGCAGCTTCTTGGGCTGATGTTGATTCACTACCTAGTCAAACTGGCAATGCAGGAACTTTTTTAACAACAGATGGAACTAATGCTTCATGGACTTCGACCATTAATGGAGGAACATACTAATGGCTAACACGATTATTATTAAGAACAGTACCACATCAGGTTCTGTTCCAGCTACTGAAGATGTAGCTGTAGGAGAACTGGCGTTAAACGTCGAAGATAGGAAGATGTACACTAAGAACAGTGGTGGTTCTGTTGTTCAAGTGGGTGGGGGCGCTACTGGTGCTGCTACTGATGATGTTTTTTACGAGAATGGTCAAACAGTGACTAATAGCTACTCTATCACAAGTGGTAAGAATGCTATGAGCACTGGGCCAATTACGATTGACTCTGGCGCGACAGTAACAGTACCAACTGGCTCACGCTGGTTAGTTCTTTAAGGAGATTATATGAGTATAGTTTTAAATGGCACAACGGGCATTACAACGCCAGCCTTAGATAGCGTGGCGCAGTTTTCCTCTGCGGATATGCCAGCGGGTAGTGTGTTGCAGGTTGTGCAGGTCGTTAAAACAGACAGCTTTAGTTCCTCAACAGACGGATATGTTGATGTGACTGGGTTGTCGGTATCTATTACACCTACATCTTCATCGAGCAAAATACTTGTCGTAGCTACTCTCAGCGTTGGAAACCCGCTTAATGGTAATTTCACAATTAATTTAATGAGAAACTCTGGCAATATTTGCCAAAGCACAAGTGCTACTGTTAATTCAACAGCCACCATGCCTTATGGAACAAATTATTCATTTATTTCTGTGCCAATTACTTTTTTAGATTCTCCAGCTACAACATCAGCAACCACATATAAAATTCAAATAAATACTCTTGGCGCTACTGGATATGTAAACCTTAGAAGCACTGACCTATACTTCGGTGGAACAAGCCAGATTACACTTATGGAGATAGCAGCATGAACCACAAAGCAATTTACGCACTTTACCCGCAAGTGGTCACAGTGGATGACGGTGCTGGTGCATTTGACGCAAACGGTAACCAAGTCTCTATTGACCTAGCCCTTGTTAACGCTTGGGTTGACCCTGACCAATACAAACAACAACGAGCATCCGAATACCCACCCATCGGCGATCAACTAGATGCCTTGTGGAAAGGTGGAAATGAAGCCGCCGCAATGCTGGCTAAAGTCCAAACAGTTAAGGCAAAATATCCAAAGGAGGCATCTAATGTCTAAAGTAGCAATTCAAGGGGCGGTAACAGGAACTGGGGTATTCACCTTAGCCTCGCCCGCAACAAATACCGACCGAACATTGGTGTTGCCTGATGAGGCGGGGACAATGGCGCTACAAGGTGGTGCTGGTGTGGGTAAGGTGTTGCAGGTTGTTCAAACAGTCAAAACAGACGCATGGTCTACAAACTCAACTACACCGAGCGCACCTATCCAAGTAACTATAACCCCATCTAGCGCATCTAGTAAAATTTTGGTGTTATGCGATGCGGGAGTTGGTACTGGTGGCGCCGCAGCGGCAACGGTCTATTTAAGAAAAAATGGCTCTGCTATTTATGTTGGAGACGCGGCAGGAAGCCGCCCCCGTGCATTAGCACAGGTTTTTACATCTAGCGACTATTTTATTCAAAGGATTTCTGGTGTGTATTTAGATAGTCCCGCCACGACAGCCGCTGTAACTTACTCTATTGCACTTGCAGCCTCTGGGCCTGACTATGTGCATTTAAATAGAACAAATGCAGACAGAGATGCCGTCGATTCAAGAGCCGCCTCATCAATTACAGTTATGGAGATTGCGGCATGAACTTCAAAGCATTATCTAAACTATACCCAAATGTAGTTATATATGACGAGAGCGCTGGTGCATTTGACGCAGACGGCAACCAAGTCACTATTGACATGGACGCTGTTAACTCTTGGGTTGACCCTGAACAATACAAGTATGACCGTGCAACAGCATACCCAAGCATCGCTGACCAGCTAGACACAATCTACCACGAAGGCATTGACGCTTGGAAAGCTGAGATTGCCGCAGTGAAACAGGAGTACCCCAAGCCATGAGTACATTAGCAACAAACGCCATCACAGACGCAGCAGGTGGCAACACAGCAACCATAAACAGCTACACACCTACCGAGTCAAACATGGCTGGGCGCAACCGCATCATCAACGGAGATATGCGGATTGACCAGAGGAACGCTGGGGCGAGTGTGACTCCAAGCATTCAATCCGCCACTTACATTACAGATCGTTTTTACTTTCTTCAAAATAGTTCTACATTGCCAAGCATTCAGCAATCAACCGATGCACCAGAGGGTTTTACAAACAGCCTTTTGTTTACTAACACCAGCACTGGAACAACGCCAGCCTATGCACAGGTGGTGCAAAACATTGAAGGTCATAACACTGCCGACTTGGGTTGGGGCACTGCGAATGCTCAAGCAATTACGGCTTCGTTCCGTGTTAAATCGTCACTGACGGGCACGTTTTCGGTTGCCTTTAGAAATGCGTCGGCAAACCGATCCTACGTAACCACGTACACAATCAGTGCGCCGAACACTTGGGAAACTAAGACGGTCACAGTCCCCGGTGATACATCTGGTACATGGTTGACCAACAACGGAACTGGAATCTCTTTTATATTTGGATTAGGTGCGTCAAGCGGCACTTCTACAGTTGACCAATGGACTAACTCTAGTAATTATTATCTTAGCGGTTCTGTCAACGTAATGGGCACTGCAAACGCAACATGGCAAATCACAGGCGTACAGCTAGAGGCAGGAAGCGTAGCAACACCTTTTGAAAACGTTGATTACGGCGAGATGCTTCGCAGGTGTCAGCGGTATTACTACGCAAACGTAGGTGGTGGCGGTTCAGTTTCCTCTGGGCTTCCTTCTTCTGGGACTGATATTTATAGAAATGCCGCACCGTTTTTCCCTGTTCCAATGAGAGCAACACCAACAATTTCAGTAGTGTGGAGTACAGGATCAGGACAAGGAAATCAATTTATTGGTGTCCAATCTTTTCAGACATATACAAATGTTTCATCAACATCAGCGCTTGCGGTGTTAAGAAGCTTTACTGCAACATCGGAGCTTTAACCATGTACCAACAGTTTAAAAATAAAGAAGGCAGTCTTGTTGAAAACATAATCAAGCGTATTGCTGACAACGCCTTCATCCCCTTCGACCCCGCCAACACAGACTACCAAGAGTACCTGAAGTGGCTGGCAGAGGGTAATACACCGGAATCAGCTGACCCTGTGGAGTGATAAATGGGAAGCATAGACCCCGTAGAATATGGGAGACTGACAGCACAGGTTGAGAACTTAACCTGTAAAGTAGAGAGCATGGAGACAGACATCAAGGAGCTACTGGCCTTGGCTAACAAAAGCAAAGGTGGGTTCTGGATGGGTATGACTATTGCCTCTATTGCTGGTGGTCTCCTTACATGGCTTTTAACATATTGGAATAGATAATGCTTGCTGAACTTGCGATAGCCAACGCTGCTTTTGGTGTTATTAAGGAGACTATAGCCAACGGTGGTGACATTATGGCAGCGGGTCAACACATCTTCAAGTTCTTTGATTCTAAGTCTGAGCTTGCAAAGAAGGCTAACAAATCAGGGTCAGACTCTGAGGCTTTCTTTGCCCTTGAGCAGATCAAGCAACATGAAGCGGCTATCCAAGAGTTATTCATCTATCAAGGCAGAGCAGGGCTTTGGGATGATTGGTTAAAGTTCCAAGCGGAGGCAAAGCGTAAACGTGATGCTGAGGCTAGAGAGATTGCGTTAGCCAAAGCAAAACGTAAAGAGTTGATGTGGGCTTGGATTAACGGATTCTTAATTATTGCCTCTGTCTTAACAGGGGTAGTCATTGTAGCTGGGCTTATCTGGCTTGTTGTAACGAAAGGTGGAGTATGAAAAGACAATTACCAAAGCGCAATGAGCGTTCAAAGAAGAACAAGAGGAACAAATAATGGCTTTTGCTGACTATGTTAGAGACTTGATGGAGGCTGTTCCAAAGGTCAATGGTAACCCTATGCTCTCTGTTACCTCTATGACAGATGACAATGCTCGATACCGTGAAGACCCCTTCTACATCTCACGGGATATACAAGCGAGAGATCAGCTTGTGTTAGACGAGGAAGAGCGACGTCGCCGTGAAGCTGCCCTGTCGGGGTCGGGTATGATGACTGGCGGGGGCGAAAGCGGTGGTGGTAATTTTGCGCTAACTCCAGAACAAGAAGCATACTTTGATCTTCAAACACAAGCTGAAAAAGATGCTCGTATGGGGCAACTACAAAGAATGATGGTTCCCGCTTCTATACAAGCACTTATGGGTAATCGTGCTCCTGTACTAAGTAACTTAACTAACTACAATACTCGGAGTGAAGAGTTACAAAGGGAACAGGCTAGACAATACGTCGCCTCCCAATCAGCAGTTGACTCAGGGGATTTTGTAAGGTCTAGCGGTGGTAGTGGTGGGGGTACGGGTTCATATAATGAGAGCGGTAGTTATGGAACATCTGTTGATGGGTTGGGTGCTGGCGGTTACCAAGGTGTCTACTAATAAAACATTTAACAGAAAAAGCTTGACAACCTGAGAAATCTGTGGTATAATAGCAACAAAGGAAAAGATAAATGACATATTTAGAACTTGTCAATAAAGTGATGCGTAGGCTCCGAGAGAGTGAAGTTGATACGGTACAAGGCACAGGTAACTCTAACAGCTACGCCCGTCTGATTGGTGACTTTGTTAACGAGGCCAAAAGCCAAGTAGAGGTCGCTTGGGACTGGAGTGCCTTACGCTCTACACTAACCCTGACAACGACAGCCGACGTGTTTAACTATGAGCTAAATGGCTCCCAGAATAACTTTAAGGTGTTAAATGTGTTAAACGACACAAGTAACATCGACATGAAGTATCAGACTGGTTACTGGTTTGACCAAGCGTTGCTGATGGCTGACCCTGAGAGGGGTATCCCAGCCTTCTACAACTTTAACGGTGTTAGTGCAGATCGGGATACTCAAGTAGACATCTACCCTATCCCTGATGGTGTTTATGACATCCGTTTCAACGTCACCCTGCGTAACCAAGAGTTAACAGAGGATGCTGAAACTGTTGTGCTCCCTACCCGTCCTATCATCCTGTTAGCTACGGCGATGGCGATTGAAGAGCGAGGCGAAGACGGTGGACAACAAAGTATGAACGCCTACGCCGCTGCTCAGTCGGCATTGGCAGATGAGATTGCAATGGATGCGGCTCGTCACCCAGAGGACACTATTTGGTATAGCGTATGAAACAACTCCAAACACTCTCAGTAGTATCTCCCGGCTTCTTCGGGTTAAACACACAAGAGAGTGGCATCACCTTATCACCCAACTTTGCTCAACTTACAGACAATGTGGTTATTGATAAGTATGGTCGGTTAGGCTCTCGTAAGGGCTGGCAGATGCGTACAAACAGTGGTGTTACTCAACTAGCTGGTGCTACCATAGACTTCTTGATGGAGCATGTTAACGCTGACAACACTGTTGTTACCCTCTCTGGGGGCAACGGTAAGTTGTTT